CGCGGCGAGCAGGATCTCGACGTCCCGGCGCCGGACCGTCACCTCCGGCTCGCTGCCCCGGGCGGCCGCCAGCAGGCGCCGGACCGCGGCCCGCAGGTCGGCGCGCGCGTCGAGCGCTCCCACTATGCCGACTTCCGGACCCGCGCCCGAGCGGCCGCCAAGGCGCGGCGCTCCGGCTCGGTCAGGCCCTTCCGCTTCGCGCGCCGCGTCCAGCGGTTGGGCCTCACGGCCGGAACCCCGCGAGCTTCCGGGGGAGCGGGTGGCTGGGGTTCCAATCCGCCGCGACCCATCGGCCGGCGTACGTGCAGCGCAGAAACGAGAACCGAAAAGCGTTCTGTGCCGCCTGCCGCGAGATCCGGGCCGCCGCGACGCGCTCCGCGAACTCGGGGGTCACGAACCCCCTCACGACCGGCCCAGCATCGCTCACGGCGCGGCCGCCTTCTCGGCGAACGGGTCGGGCGCGTCCCCGCCGCGGGGCTCGCCCACGGCGTCGAGGTCCGCGAGATGGATCGGGGCGAAGATCATCATCGAGCTCTGGCCGCCGGGCCCCGCGTCCACGACCCCGACGATCGCCCCCTGCTTGACCGACACCACCCCGGACCCGCTGTTGCCGCCGGCGCTGAAAATATTCGCGCCGTAGTAGTGATTCCACACGTACTGGCTCAGGCTCACGTCAGTGGAGCCGACGATCCCCTGGACCGCCAGGAAGTCCATCCCGAACGGCACCCCCACCATGATGAGGTCCTCGCCGATCGTCAGCTTCCGGGCATCCCCGACCGCAAGCGTCGGGCGCCGCCCGACCTCGGCCCGCACGACCGCCCAGTCGTTCCCCTTGTAGTCGTCGAGGCTCGAGCTCGTGACCTTGTCCTGGCTGCGGGGCTTCAAACCTGTGCGATAGAGAGTCGCGGGGTAGAACGTCCGGTGGTCCTGGGTCACCAGGAAATCAGTGCGTTTGAGGTCCTGCCCGATGAAGCAGTGGCCGGCGCTCACCAGGTAGGTGGCGTCGTCGCCCGTCCGGTAGGCGCTCGCCGAGCAGACGGCGTTCATGCCTCCCGTCGACCGGACGTAGATCGCCCAGCTCGCGGCCCGGGCCTTCTGGAACAGAGCTTCGTACCCCGCCGAGGCGGGTAGAGGAAACACGAACGCAGCAGCGAGAACGAGCAGCGCGAATATCGACTTCCTCATAGCTTCTCCCTCCTCCTCGTCGAGCACAACCACACCGCAGCGCCGCACACGAACGCAACGATCAGACCACCCACAAGCACGATCGCCACCGTGAAGCCCAGCAGCGTCAGGGCCTCCGCCCAGCTCATGGCGCTGGCACCACGGCGACGCCACTACTTCCAAACTACTGCAACTACCCGGGGGGCCAAGTCCCCATCTCGATCACGTCCGATGCCACCACAGCCCCGCACGAGGTGCATTCGTCCGGGGGCGGCGGCAGCACGGAGTACCACGCGCCCCGGTACCCCATCACGTCGCCGCCGCAGAGCGAGCACGTCCCGATCCTCTGCCTCATAGGTACTCTCCTCCCAACGGGGAGATATCCGCTTCCGGGACGATGACCCTGCCACGGGGATAGCGGTATCCCCACAACGAGTGGGTGAACGGGGGCCCAGTGCGCCACGCCTCGTCCTCTTCGTCGACCGAGACGCCGGGCGGGTCCCCGAGGTGCGGCGGGCCGCGTCCTCGGGCAGGGCGCCGCCCTCCCCGTCCTCGTCGCCCCACGGCACCCGCACGAACGGGAGCGCGAGCGGCAGGAGCGCCCACGGGGAGCCCGTCAGGTACACGCCCCACCCGCAGGCTGCGGCTACCAGCGCGACGGCCAGCAGCCAGGCGCCGCGCGGCGTCACAGTTCGATTCCGCGATCAGCAAGCGAGGAGAGGAGGAAGTCGATAGCCTCCCGAAACGCGGCCGCGACGTCGTCAGGCAAGTCCCCGTACTTGACCTTGCCCCGCAGCCACTCGCGCATCTCCTCGAGTGCCGCGAACGCCTCGGGCGCCTGGACCGCCATGCGGTGCGCCTCCCCGTCCTCGGGGAACGTGAACTCGAGGGTCGCCCTCACGATTGCGGCTCCAGCCCCCAGCCCGGGAGCTCGGGGTCGGGCGGCTCCTCGGCCCCCGGCGCGGCGGGGTCTGGCCTCGGCGGGGGCGGCGGATCACAGGACCGTAGGACCTCATGCCGGACGGTGATGCGCTCAAGCGTCTGCATGAAGCGCCCGCACGCCGCCGGGCTCTCGAACACGAGATCCCGCGCCACGACAGTCGGGCCCCCGAACGCGACCGAGAGCCACAGGACGACCGAAAGCGTGGCGGTCATCATTCGTCCTCCCCGGCGCGCCACACCAGCTCGAGGTCGTCGAGCGGCTTCGCGGCGGCGTTCCGCAGGAGGCTGGCGACCACCTCCGCGACCGTATCCGCCCGCCCCGGCTCCTCGCGCATCCACTCGCGGAACGCCGACGAGACCGCGAGCGAGAAGTCCCCTTCGTTCCGGAACCCCATCACCCCCACCACCAGGACGCCCTTCTGCTCAGCGCCCCGCACCAGGGTCTCGCCGTTCGTCACTCCGCACCCTCCTCCACGCGGCACGGCGGCGCCCCGCGGTGGTAGTAGGCCGCCACGCGCCGGGGCTGCGGCTCCTCGGCCGACGCCACCAGCTCGACGATTACGGCCTGGGCCGGTCGCCCGCAGGCCGGGCACGATGCGTATCCGGAATCCGGGAGGTCCATTGATCTCTATTATCCCGCCAAGGCTGGATGGCTCACTTGAATACCAGGCCGGTCGCGCAACGGCAGTTGTGCGTTATAATACTGTTAGCGATGTACCATCCCCCAATAGTCTGGAGGTTGTAAACAACGCCGTGAAAAGGCACAACATCAACACCGACGACGTGATCCAGCGCTACCGATCCGGCGCCTCCGAGAAGCAGGTTGCGAGCGAGTTCGGCGTCGGCCGCAACGTTATCCGCAGGAGACTTGTAGAGCGCGGCGAACCAGTCCGCGGGAGATCCGCCGCGGAACTCACTAAATGGGCCCACATGACGGCGACCCAGCGCTCCAACCAAGTCAAGGCCGCCCATGCGGCGAGTGCCGGGCGCCCGAAAACGGCGGCTGAGCAAGCGCTGCATGCCGCGACCGTCGAGCGTCTCGGTCTCCACGCCGGCCCCGACGAGCACCGACTCGCCTCTATGCTGCGCGCCCGTGGCTTCGAGGTTACACAGCAGAAGGCGGTCGGCCCGTACAACTGCGACCTGGCCGTCGATTCCGTCGCCGTGGAAGTCTTCGGCGGAGAGTGGCAAGGTGGCAGCCGCGACCCGAGCCGAGCGGTGAAACGCCTCCGCTATCTGCTCGATCATGGCTGGTATGTCCTGATGATCAAGGTCGAACGGCATCGGCGCCCCATGACGGAGTACACGGCGGACTACGTGGCCGATTTCGTAGACGCGGTGCGCCGGCGCCCACCCCCGCGGTGTGAGTACAGGGTGATTCGGAGTGACGGCGAGGCGCTGGCCGCTGGCAGTGCGCAGAACGCAGAGGTCGCCTTCGTACACCCGTTCCGTTTGGCCCGTGATCTTCGGACCGGGCGCTACCAGCGCGCCAGCCGGTAGACACGCCGGATGGAGGGGAGGGTCCATGACCCCACCTGGGAAGGGCCCGCCTAGATCGGCCTCCTCGCCGTCCAGCGCCTCGCACAGCGGCTCGAGCCGGTCGTCGTGCGTCACGATCCAGACCCGGCGCGTCCGGCCGGGGTCGAGGTCCCCGGCCCGCGCGGCGGCCTGCCAAAGCTGGGTCTGCCCGGCGTTCGCCGCAGCCTGGGTCTCGGTCCTAGCGATCAGCTCCCCGCGCCACCGAAGCTGGGCGTCCGCGTACCGGGCCGCCCGCGCCTCGACCCTGGCGGGCGCCACGCCCTGAGCCACGAGCCGGGCACGGAAGCGCTCGACGGCCGCCACCTGGTCGCTCCTGAGCCCAACGATCTCGACGATCTCGCGCGCTAGCACGTCGGGAGCCTGCCCCTCCCGAATCCCGGCCTCGACCATCTCCTGGATCGCCCGGCGTGTCGACTGGTCGACCTCCGTCACGAGCTGGGCGCCCCGGGCCCGGACCCACGCGATGGACTCGGGGTTCACGAGGTCGAACCCGTACGCGAGCCCCGACCGGAGGTTCGCCGCCTGGGCGCCGGCCGCCACCCCCAGCACAAACGTGCGGCCGAGCAGCGGGTCGGCGGCGGCCCGCAGGGCGTCGCCCATCCGCTCGAGCCGGAGGACCGCCTCGGCGGCCGAGACCTGGCCCGACGCGAGCGCGGACTCGAGGGCCGCGAGGTCGACCGCCCCGGCCGCCCCCCGGACGGCCGCCAGGAAGGCGCGGCGCATCGCCGGCTCCAGGCGGGCCGCGAGGCGCGAGACTAGCGGGTCGTCCTCGGACCCCGCGGCGCGGAGGCGCTTCGCCAGCGTCATGCCAAGTCCTTGCGCGCGAAGTCCAGCGACCCCCCGATTAGTTCGGTCGACCCCGGCGCCTGGGTGGCCCCGCAGTCCGCGCAGGCCCCCGAGCGGTCGAGGCGCGGGTGCGCGCACTGCCCGTACCCGGCCTTCCGGAGGGTGGCGAAGAGCGGCTCGACCCGCCCGGGCGGCGGCGAGGTCACTCGCCGGCCCCGAGCGCACGCCGGAGGTGGGTCCGGACCGAGGCGCGGTGCCAGGCGAACATCGCCCACTCGACCGCGAGCGCGCCCGTCAGCGCCAGGGCCGCGACCCCGTACAGGACGGAGATCAGGAGGTGCGCGCGGGCGGCCGCCCGTTCGGTCGTCTCACCGCAGGACCCGAGCCTCACGGCCGAGCCCGCAGCGCCCGCCCGAGCCACCGCATGGCGGCGCGCTCGTCCTCGGCCGGCTCCTCGGATGGCGGCTCCTCGGGTGGCTCCGACGGGCCCGGCGCCGGCGGCGCCTGGGGCGTGAGGTCCCGCACGACCTGGGACCCGAGCGGCAGGACGTGGACCGCGCCGCGCCCGCCCTCCATCTCGGGCGAGCCCCCGAGGGCGCGCCACTCATTCGCGCTCCAGGCCCAGGGCGCCGCCAGCCGGGTCTGGAGGTTGAACTCGTCGTCCTCCTCGATCGGGCTCACGTAGTCGACCAGCAGGCGGTCGTCGTACTCGGGCGCCAGCCGCTCCTGCAGGAGCGCCCGGAACATCTCGAGGTGCGGCACCAGCACCCAGCGGGCGAACAAGTAGCTCGAGACTTTGGCGGTCGCGCGGCTTGAGCCCGGCTCGATGATCCCCATCACCTCGGGCGGGATGCCGAACGTCTGCCGGACGGTGTCGCGCTGGAACTCCCGGAGCTGCACCATCTGGAGCGACCGCATGTCGCTGGCCTGGAACTCGTAGATCCCCAGCTTCCGGGTCGCGAACCGGGCCCGGAACGCACGCCAGAACCCCTGGTGCTGGTCCTGCCAGTCCTGTTCGATGCGCCGCCGCTCGACGTCCGTCCAGCCCTTCCCCTCCTCGCCCGGGTAGACGATGAAGTCGGGGCGCGCCTGGTTCAGGAACGTCTGGCGAGTATGGCGAGCGGCGTACTCGTCCGTCTCGAGCTCGTCCGCCAGGGCGCGCGCGAGGCCCGTCCCCCGGCCGTACGGGTTCGCCGGGTTGTGGCGCGGGAGCCATAGGATCTCGGTCTCCGGGATCAGGCCGTGCCAGCCACGAAACCCGACCCGATAGGCGGGGCGCGAGGGCGTCGGGGTCTCGAGCACCCAGTGCGGGGGGAGCGGCCACACGCTGAAGGGGGCCCCCACGCCGTTCCGCCCCTTGAGCCAGAAGGCCTCGCCCTCCAGCACCCAGTGGAGAGAAGAGACATACCGGACCGCAAGGCCGGTCATCAGGGCGTTGCCGCCCCCCAGGGCCTCGCGCATCGGGTGGTCCTCGGGGGCGTCCACGACCTCGGCGCCAGCCGGGAGGCCGCGCAGCAGCTCGCGGCGCCGCGCCTGCCCGTAGGCGCGCTGCGCGGCCTTCAGGCGGTACGCTCGGCCCTCGGGGCCGGCACTGCGTGGGTAGCTGAGGGTCCACTCGACGGCCGCGAAGCTCGACGCCACTTTGTCGGCCAGAGCGTGGAGCCACGGCATGTCGGCGAACGCCCCGACGCGCTCGCGCGCCCCCGGGGTGGGCGGGTCGCCCGTCGCGCTGGGCCAGAGGCCCCCCAGCAGGCCGTAGGCCTCGCGGCCGCTCTGGTCGCTGAAGATCCCAACCGCCGCCTTCGCGGCCGCCCGCACGCGCGCCCGGAGATTCGCCACGGCTGCATTATACCCCGGAGCGCCGGCCGCCCGCGCGCGCGGGCGCTAGGGCGCCGCCAGCGCCAGCACATTATCAAGCGGGAGAACCGTCGCGAAGGCACGGGTGGACGCCCGCTGTGCAAGGTCGCCGTCGAGTCGGCAACGACTGCGGTAGCCGAGTCGTCTGGCGGCCGTCACCGACGCATTCGCGATGGTGACCCGGTGGCGGCCATCCAGCAGCAGGCGGACCGCTTGACCGTTCGTCACCGTGGCGATCAGATCGGCCGTCGGCAGATAGCATCGTGCCGACGGCCCGCTCGGTCGCTCCACAAACTCACTCATTTCAGTTCCTCCGCGTGTCCCAGGGCATCATCGTCACGCCAGCAGATCCCGGCCGGACGCCTCGCCGCTCTCGCGCCCCACGCCAGCGCGTTCGCCTCCGCGGCCGCGAGCGCGGCCGACCAACACTCGCGGCACAGGTCGTGCCCCTTCATGGCCTTGGCGCGGCGCCTCGCGGTCGAGCCCCGGCGAGCCCCGCGGCCCGGCGGTACCGTGCAGGGGCGCCCGCACCCGTTCGCACACAGCTGTCGCATGCTGCCCTCCCCCTCACACTACCCACCGCACAGTCGGCTGAGCATCGCCACCAAGAAACTTGTTCTCGCTCCGCATCGCGGCCAAGAAGTCGCGGGGCCCGTAGGTGATGGGGCCCAAGACCTGCGGGCAACCCGAAAGCACAGGGCCCACAGTCGTTCGACGCGCCGCCTTCGGGAGCTTAGCCCGGTACTGGAACACGCCCCGAAAGTTGAGGGCGCGGCGCTTCCTCCGACTCCGGGACGCGGGGCCGGGGCAGAACCGCCCGTGGCGACATGAGACGCAGCGACAGACCGACGCGTGCTGGGTCATGGCGCGAGACTCCCCAGCATCGTCTCCAGCATGACGTTCTGGGCGGCCCTGGCGGCGTCCCAGGCGGCGTCCCAGGCGGCGGCCCCGGCGGCGTCCCAGGCGGCGTCCCAGGCGGCGGCCCCGGCGGCGTCCCCGGCGGCGTCCCAGGCGGCGGCCCTGGCGGCGTCCCAGGCGGCGTCCCAGGCGGCGGCCCCGGCGGCGTCCCCGGCGGCGTCCCAG